CCACTTAAGGTGTACGAACTCGAACTTGTGCTAGATGCAGAAGACGAAACGGTTGTCAAAGCCGATGTCGCAATTGGAGAATTAGACTTTCTGATATAAGTTGGTACATTATAACTAGACTCTCTTGTGAATCTGGAACCAGATGTGTTTTCGCCAGAAGAAATGATGTCTTGAACCATCGTGATCGATGTATTCGTCATATCAAACTTCACATACAAGTCACGAAGACCAACCACATCGTTAGAATGTGGAATGGCTTGAACCTCAACAACATTATTTGAAATGTTTGTAGAAAGAATATTTACAGTATCTATAAGGATTTCACCGATGTCATATTTGACCGTTCCTGCGTTCTTTTTGATGATATTTGGTGTTCCGCCTTCTGCATAAGTGAAGAAGAAGATACGACCTTGTTTCTTATCAATGACCTCATCAGCCATATAGACAACATCGTTGACTCCTTCAATCTTGAATCCAGTAGAAGTGATGTTATAAGCGGATTCTGCGATATGGAACTGATTTCCGTAACAAAGTTCGTATTGTGCAAACTTACCAATCTCTGCCATCAGGTTTCTTCTCATAATCACTCTTGTGATGTTAGAGGTGATTGAGGAATCCACTCCATCAATCAAAGTTTGTGATTTACTGTACTTGAATCGACCACCGAACTTATTGACATCAATAGATCGTGAATATGTGGTCAATGCATTGCTGATTGCAGTCTTGAGTCGATTTGGATCATCCGCAAAGTTTGTGTTATAATATGCGAAAGACTCAAGTTCAACATAAAGGTACTTGAGATCAATAAATTCAGGTACAATACCTGCAACAGCGTAACTTTTTAGTTTTTGAACCAAATCTCTCTTTGTAAAGTCGGAAAGATAGTCACCATTTCGTGGTTTGACTGAAATAAACACTTTTCCGAACCTTGGAGGTGTCATTTCCTCACCACCAAACGCAGAAACCGACTCAACGTTAGGATAAACGTATGCCAGAACCCCTTCATAGTCTGCCGCGGTCACTGCACGGTACTGAGACGAGTAAATTCGAGGTGCATAATACTTAATTGACGAAATTGACTCGATTTCGTCTCCATCACGGGAAGGTTCGATTGTGTTTACCAACGAAATGTTGGCGGCATCGACACTTCCACCGTCTTGATCCAAAAGTTGACCAATAAAACTGAATTCTGCAGCTCCATTACCGTCTCTTCCTGCAGTTGTGACGTAAGTTGCGGTAATATAGTTCTCATTATTGAGTTTTTTACCGATTACACCGTCTCCAAACAGCAATTCATACCTTTCATCCTCAATTTCTTGTAACAAGAAGGAAGAAGAGGTCGAATTGATACCAATAATGTTGTCAATTTGTTTATGAACGACCGAAGTGGACGAACTTTCTGCAGTTTTGACCTTGACACGCAATGTAGAGGTGTCAATAAACGAATTATTGAGAATAAACCGTTGATTGAACTGTGCCGTATTGACTGTAAAGTTCTGAGTGATCAATAATCCTTCAAAAATTTCAATATTTTCGAATCTTGCAACGCCATCTGCGACGTTTACAGTGATATCTTCAGGAATTGAGAAAATATAACTTGTATTTGCTGCTGCACCATTACAAATCAGACCAGCTTTCAAGGTCAAAGTCACTGTTTCGGTCAATCCAGTGACAAAAAAGGAAATTCTTGCTCGTGCAGCACGACGAGAACGTGGAACGTATCCAATGTTACGTGCCAGAGAGACGACGTTTTCTCTTAATGTAGCGGAATCGAGAAAACTTTCGTTCGCCGCCATGTTTGTGTTGTAGGCGGTGATGTATGTATTATATGCCAGCGCATCAATAATGATCGAGAGGTTAGATCCCTCAAAATCATAGTCAGTAAAATTCGTATTCGCCCTCAGATAATCTCTGATAGACGTTTTGATATCATCAAAATCTAAATTAAGGTATTGACCGAAAGCCATTATAGTCTAGCCGGGAAAAGAAGAACGTCTACTGATTGAGTAGGAACAGGAAGACCGACAATATCATATTCAACAGTGATGAACATGTCGTTAGTATCGGCACCAATAGTCACATTCGCATCAACATTATTCACTCTGGGTTCAAAATTACTAATCGAACTCAGAATTTGTTCTCTAATACCGATAGATTCAAGAGCAGTGTTCAGTTCAAACAGTGAACTACTCACATTTGTGCCGAAAATGTCTTGAAAAGGTTTCTCACCAACAACGGTAAGAACAATATTTTGTACGGCACGTTTGATTGCATCCTCATTTTTTAACACAAGGACATCATTCGTCACTGGATGACGTTTAAATGACAGATTGATGTCCCTGAATGTTCTTGAAACAGATGCCACTGATACAATTATGGTCTAACCTCTTTATATTTAGACAGAAATTAGAGCACTTGTTTACCTTCCGAACTATCTTCCTCATCAACTCGTTCGATCAGTTCGTTATTGTTCTTATTTTTTGTCGTTTTCTTCAACATGTCATCATTATAGACCTCTTGAATCAGTTTTTGATACTGATCATTTGCTAAATTGTCAAGAAAATCATTGTTCGGTGTCATTTTTTTCCTCCGTTTGGCGTTCTTTTGATGTTTTCCAGAAATATTCATCTTCACGACCCATGCCGAGACGATCAAATCCATTCTCAACTTGATAATATTGAGTCGATACCTTGAAATCAGGCATCTTGGGTGTTTCTGGTGTCAGACTATTGTCGTAAATACGCAATCGATTGTTTGGATACAATGCGTATTGTCCATTTTCAAGTTCAATCAGGTTATGTGACTTGTGTTCTGCGGGATTTTCACTCGTAGCCCAGTCCACATAATCTGGATCATGATGATAATTATCTATCGTACAAATATATGTACCTTTGACATTACCATGATCTCTTGTATAACACTCAAAGTCCATACTACCGATGAACTTCTTGTCCACTGAAACGACGCCGTAATCCATACAATTCCAGAATTGTAGGTTAGGTAGACTCATATCAGGTGAAGGAGTCTCAGGGTCCGCCACAAACGCACTGATGGGGAGTTTATCGTACATTGCTGCATACTCTGGTAAGTATGTCTCAAAATAAAAAGCGCGTCCAGGAATCGATTTGACCGATACCCAGACGCCCTTTACGAACTCTCCATGACCGCTTTGATGATCCGTCAAATATTCTTTACGAACCCATACTTCCTGTGAAGGAAGATTTGCAATCAAACAAGCCATATAAAGTTTTATGTCTTCTACTATTTAATCATCTTCCATCTTGATTCGATAGACCGTTCGACGAGAAAAACGCTGATCCAATTTCAACTTCGCCCAATACAAACCAACGATCCATCCAGTAAACAAAACACCCTCAAACCACCCCATGGTGTTCCAGGCTTCAACTGCTGCATCCATGATTACTTACCTTGACCCCGATAAGGTTTCTTCGCTTTATTGCGAGATGTCGCGCTATACAATGTGTGTTTCCCTTGTCCTTGTCGAGTTTTTTTCGGCGCAGACTGTACAAACACTCCACCACTCAGACCAACTTTAGACTTTGCCATCAGGACTCTTTCTCCTCTAATACATCAATGACTGTTACTTTATCAGGATCGATCGCACCTTCACGACCCTCATCAAACCAAATCGAAAGTTTTTGCATTGCTTCAAACTTTCCTTCCTCACTCAGAAGGGTCGAGAGATCCCGCCCTTCATACACCAACTTGAAACGTTTCTCAGACATCAGATAATCCTCGTCTTTTCGTGACCAACTCTGATACGTGGATCGCACCACGTCACGATACCTTCTTTCTTTGCATCGAGACAGAAACTGACATCCTCACCACACATGTCTTGGACTTTTCCTGAGTCAAAGACTTGCATCTTCGGTGCAAACCATGGATACTCCAATCGTTCGAACACACCCTTCTTGATCAGTACCCATCCAAAACCTGTGTAGTCTACAGTGAATGGTTTCTTCTTACGTGTGATACTCTCCACTGTTTCATGATTCATTACTCCGCCATTCTTTGCGAAGTCTTCCTCATCCAACCAGTGTGCAACAGATGTTGTGTGTCCATCCTCAGTTGCATACCATCCAGCAGCAATCTCCTTTTCCTCCCCATTCTCAGGAAGTGCAAGATCCATCAGTTGCCAGAACTTATTCGTATCAAACACAATGTCACTATCAATCCACAGTTGATAGTCATAGTTCAGTTTACCATCCCAAGGAATTTGATTCGGTCCCCTCAGAACATTCGCTCCGAGTACTTTGCATCGTGCAAAGTTGACCATTGAACTATAATCTTGGGAAATCTGAATCTGGTTTCCGTTCTGTACAAGATCAAAACAAAGTTGTACAAAATTTTTCAGAAAGATATAAGAACACCCACGACCAGGTAGGCAGAACACAATTGTCTTACCTTTGCATCTCTCCTTGATCGCGTCGTAATCCCACTCTTCTTTTGGTTCAGTCTCTTTGGGAATAACTTTGAATCCTTTAGCCATAATTATGTGAAGGTTACCTCAACATCATACTGCAATATTTAGTTTTTGTCTACAAGCCTCCATTGTTCGGTATCCTATACTCAGAGGGGTCATAGTTTGACCGTCTCCCAATCTTGGAGGTTCTTGGTCGGAGGGACGCGGAAGTATAGTTGATCGCTAAGAGTCCTAATACGATCCTGGCCAGAGTTTTCATGGGGCAAAAAATTTTTATATGAAAGTAAATAACGAGCGCGTTTTTGGTTCGTTGTAGGTTAGGGTAGTTAGCGTTTTTTGATACGCGCTTCGCGCTTACATAAACACCCCCATAAAACCCTGCTCATTCGAGCAACTCAGAGGGGGACAACTGCGCCCCCCTTGACATCACGAACTGCTCATGGTAGAGTGCTCATAAGCGCTCAACCTGAAGTCTTGAAGTAAGCAGAACGATTACCCTCAACAGTGCTCTGAGTCGCATAA